CTTTAAAAACGCCACAGCCGATGTAAAGAAGCAGTTGCTTGACCAAGCCAAGGCTTATGACTCCATTGCCATGTCGGCAAAGAATGCTGCTGGCGCTCAGTTCAAGATGAACGAGCAGCAAAAGCTGCAACTGACATATCAAACCACTGACTTGTTCACTCAGATTGCATCAGGCCAAAGCCCGTTCATTGCTGTGTTGCAACAGGGTGGTCAATTGAAGGACGCGATGGGTGGCCTTGGCAACGCCATGAAGGCGGTTGGCTCATTGTTCACTCCATTGACCGTTGGGTTTGGTCTTGTTGCCATTGCAATTGCTGCTACCGCAAAAGCCGCATACGATGCGGTTGACGAGATCGACAAGCTGCAAGATGCTTTGACCTTGACTGGCAATTACTCCCAAGTCACTGTCGAATCATTCCAGAAGCTGGCAAACACATTAAGCGGCACAACAAAAGCAAGCCTTGGCACGACCAAGGAAGCGTTGATGTCTGTTATTTCCTCTGGTCAGTTCACTGGCGAATCAATTGCCGCTGTAACTCAGGCCATCATCACGTATTCGCAAATTGCTGGCGTGTCGGCTACTGAGGCAACACAGAAACTCAAGGGCGGCTTGAGTGGCACGGCAGAGGGCGCAAAGTCCCTGAACAAAGAGATGAACTTTTTGACGCTTGAGCAATACAAGCAGATTGAAGCTCTGGAGAAGGCAAACAAAAAACAAGAGGCAGCACAAATTGTGGCTGTTGCTCTCAATACGAAGTTGGAACAGCAGCGCCGTGAGCTTGGCCTGCTTGAAGGCGCATGGAAGGCCGTCACCACGGCTATGAGCAACTATTGGGATGACTTCAAGCAGAAGTTGTCTGGCCCAACTCAATCGCAAACCTTGCAGTCTTTGGACAAGCAAATTGCTGACATCAAGCAAAAACTGGCAGGCACTTCTGAGGAAGAGAACACTGTGTTTGCGCGCGGCTGGAGGAAGACTCTTGCTGCGTTGAAGGCTTCAAAAGAGAACCTGCTTGAGATTCAGCGACTCCAAGGTCTGTCTAAGTCGTCAAAAGAAGTCGGCAACGCAAAAGCCGAAATTGACGAGTACGACAAGTACAAGGACATGCTCAAAGGCAAAGTTGCCGAAGTTGAGAAGTCCAAGATTGAAGCTCGTTTTGCTCAAGCCAAAGTTGGCGCGAATGAGCTTCAACTGCTTGAGATTGAGTCCAATAAGAAAATCGCTGAAGCCAAAGCGGAAATGGCAGAAAAGAATCGGCAAGAAGATGGCCGTGCTACTGCTCAGAATTTGCAAATCTACAAGAACAAAGTCATTGTCATTGAGACTGAGCTTGCGGAAAAGAGAAAGCAAATTCGCACAAAGAACATGCTGGCCGAGTATGAGGAAAGCGTAAAGACAGAGCAGGAAATTACTGCGGCGATGGTTGCAGAAGACAATCGCCGTGCTGCCATTCGGACGGATGCTCAAAAATCCACTCAAGGTCTTGAGTACGAAAAAGAGCGCCTTGAACTGAAATACCAGTTGATCTACGCAACAGAGAAAGAGCAAAAGCTGGCGCTCATCTCTCTGGAGTACGCACGGAAGCGCAAAGAGATTGAAGGCAGTCAGGATATTGAGTTCTTGCAACAACAGCTTGACCGTCAAGAAGCCCTTGAAAAGCTGAATGTGACCATTCAAGAGTCCATGCAAAAGACTCAGCAAGTCTTTGATTCTGTGTGGGGCAACATGTCGTCTGCGATTGACAACTTTGTCAGAACTGGCAAGTTGAACATGAAAGACTTTGCTCGTAGCGTGATTCAGGATTTGATTGCAATCCAGATGAAGGCTGCGGCCATGAAGTTTTTGAATGCGGCTTTTGGCATGGTTTCTGGAAGCGTTGGTTCAGTTGGCAATGCCACGACTATGGCCCCCGGTGGTGGCTACTTTGCCGATGGCGGCGAACCACCAGTTGGGAAGATCAGTGTGGTTGGCGAGCGCGGCCCTGAGTTGTTCGTGCCTCGCACGGCTGGGACAATTGTTCCTAACCACGCCCTGAACAGCATTGGAAGCACCACCAACGTCATAAACAACTACATCAATGCCATTGACACCAAATCGTTTGAAGACCGCCTTCTGGGCAGTTCTAATGCAGTTTGGGCAGCAAATCAGTATGCGAATAAAAACATGCCGACTAACTTCGGGAGAACCTAATGTCTTTCCAAACAATCTTTGAGATTCAGCAGTCCATGACGGTGAACAACCGCAGGACTGTGGGCCAGCAATACAGCCGTTCTGGTCAAGTTCGCGTGGCTCAATACCTGACGACAGTGCCTTGGGTGTTTACCGTTGTTCCCCACAACTATCTACCTTACGCAACATCCAGAGACATCATCCAGACGATTGACAATCTTGATCGCCAATTGCCTGAAACCATTACATTCAACAGCGCCAATTTGGAATGGTTTACGGACTATCAAGGCGATCTGACAACTGTTCAAGCAAACGCATTGACGCTGGCTGTTGTTCCTGCGGCGAACTCGCAAACAATCAGTGTTGGCAATCTCCCGAGCATTGCTTCAACAAAATTTGTTTTTAGGGCTGGTGATTTCCTTCAGCTTGGCAATTATTCATACAAGGTGACGGCTGATGTTTTGCGTGGATCGGACAACACTGTATCGGTTAGCCTTCATCGACCTGTGATTGGCACTATTACCACTGGCACATTGGCTGGGGTTGGTAATGCTTGCGAGTTCACTGTCTTGGCAGAAAAGTGCCCAACCTATACACTTACGCCAGCGCCCGGTGGAGCATTTGTCCAGTGGGATGACGCATTTGTATTTAGAGAGGACATTACAGGATGACAACAATAATGACCGCGCTGGATAGTTCATCTATCCGGCAAGCAGAATTTGTTAGGTTGACGATGCCGTCAAATACCTATTCGTTTTGTAACGCTGCCTCGCCAATCACGGTGGATGGCATATTTTTCTCCAATCTTGGCAGCTTGCTTCAATTGAGCGACATCAAAAGAGATGTCAAAGCAACAAGCTCCGACCTATCGGTTTCTTTGACAGGCGTGGACGGGACTAATGTTGCAATTGTCCTTGACTCCGACATTAAGGGTTCCCGCATTGAAGTTTGGCGCGGGTTTTTGGACTCCAACAATCAAATCATTCAAACGCCAACTCAGCAGTTTTTTAAGCGTTACCAAGGGATTGTTTCAAACTTCACCATCACAGAAGATTGGAATGAGCAGATAAGAAGTCGAGTCGCCACTGTAGGCTTGTCTTGCGCTTCTTTTAGGACAATCCTTGAGAACCGTGTTGGTGGTGTTCGGACAACTCCAAAGATTTGGCAGGCTTATTACCCCGGCGACACCAGCATGAACCGAGTTCCAACTATTGCCGGGTCTTACTTTGACTTTGGTGGACAGCCAACAACAAACGGAAGCCAAGCCGCATCCAACGCGCCATCGCAGAGAATTTTTGGACGATGATAAGAAAAGCAACAAGATACGATATTCCAAGACTGCTCGAAATTGTGGAGGCGTATGCCTTTGAAAACCCGATAACAGTTCTTGGCAAACAACAAAACCATGACCACAAATATGTGGAAAGTCTTTTGTTTGGAATCATCATGGGCAAGGGGTTCGTCTACATAGACAGCCATATGCGCGGGGCAATTATTGGCATCAAAAACCAAAATATTTGGTGTCCAAAAGTGAGAGAATTGAATGAGTTGCTTTGGTGGGTTGAGCCTGAATACAGGAACAGCACAATTGGTGGCCGCTTGTGGAAAGCGTTTGACCAAGAGGCAAATGAAATGCTGGCAAAAGGAGACATCCATTGCGCCATCACTTCTGTATCGGCATCTGGCCCATTGATTGATTACACCAAGCGCGGCTACAAGGCTGTTGGTGCAAGTTTTGTGAAGGAATAGACATGGTTGGGTCACTTATTGTTAGCTACCTTGCATCGGCTGGTGGAGCGTTCCTCACTGCTGCTGGAACGCTGACAGCAATTGGCAGTGCTGCCGCATTTGCTGTCAACTTTGCGGTTTCAAGTATTTTGTCCAGAGCTTTTGCGCCAAATCCAAGCGGCAATCAAGCAATTGACAATGGCGTTAGGCAGCAAGTGCCACCATCATCGACCAATAGCATTCCCGTTGTTTATGGTGATGCGTATTGTGGTGGGCGATTTATTGATGCCGCTTTAAGCACAGATGCCAAGACCATGTACTACGTCATGGTCATTTCGCACATTAGCCCCAACGGTCAATTTAGTTTTGATACGAATGACATGTATTGGGGGGACAGGAAAATCGCTTTCAGCGGCTCCAACACAACTCAAGTTGTTAGCTTGACTGATGGCGCTGGGAACGTAGACACAAAGGTCAGCGGCAACCTTTTTATTGCTTTGTATAAATCAACTCAGTCTGGCGTTATATCGTCAGCGAATGGCGCTGCATTGCCTTCAACTTTTATGGGTGGCAGCGATCTCCCGACTGAATTGCGATGGGCTTCAAGTGGCCGTCAAATGAATGGCTTGGCTTTCGCTATTGTGAAAATGAATTACAACAGAGATGCGTCAACCACTGCAATGCAGACTGTCACATTTAAGGTTAGCCAATACTTAAATGGTGTAGGCGCAGCAAAGCCGGGAGATGTCTGGTACGACTACATGACCAATCAGTTGTATGGCGCAGCAATGGCCTCTGACATTGTGAACGCAGCTTCTGCCACAGCTTTGAACACTTACTCTGATGGCCTGATCCCTTATACCGAGGGTGAATCTTCATATACACAGCCACGCTATCGAATCAACGGCATTATTGATACTGGTCAAAGCTGCTTGAGTAACATCAACGCAATAATGATTGCTTGCGACTCTTGGAACCAATACAACGCAGCATTGGGCCAATGGAGTGTGGTTATCAACAAAGCAGAAACAACATCTCTTGCTTTTGACGATGACAGCATCATTGGTGAGATCAGGGTTGGCGCATTTGACATTACAAGCAGCATCAACCAAATTGAAGCCGAGTTCCCAAGCAAGCAAAACAGAGATCAATCTGACTTTGTTTACTACGAAACTCCTTCGATTCTGTTGTATCCAAATGAGCCTGTAAACAAGCAGTCAATTCAACTTTCAATGGTGAATGATTCTGTGCAGGCTCAATATTTGGCCTCTCGCATTCTTGAGCAAGCCCGTGAAGATTTGATTGTCAACATCAGCACTGTTTACACGGGCATTCAAGTTGATGCAGGCGACATCATCTCCATTACAAACTCTTCTTATGGCTGGACTGCAAAATTGTTCAGGGTGATGAAGGTTTCGGAGATTTCTTTGCCTAACGGGAACCTCGGCGCGACATTTGAGTTGAACGAATACAACGCTCAAGTGTATGACGACAGAGACATTACCAAGTACACCCCAGCGCCCAACACAGACCTTCCTGACCCATCGTTCTTTGGTACTTTGCCAGCGCCAACAGTGCCATCGTCATATCCATATGCTGCCATTCCAACTATCAATGTCCAGCCTTACATGGGTAGCGCTGGGTTTGTGACATACGCTGAAGTTTGGTATTCAGCATTTGCATCTCCAACTTCATCGCAAATTTACCTTGGTGGCACAACAAGCATCCCAAGCAATGGAGTTCCGTATTCTGTTGGGCAGACTCTGCCGATTGTTGAGCTTCAGATTCCTGCTGGCAATTGGTATTTGTTTTCTCGGCTGGTCAACCCCGTAGCCGTCAGTCAATATTCTCCGGCATCTTCAATGGTGACTTGGAGGCCAACAACTTTCCAGTACGTAGAAAGATGGATTGCTGTCGCTTATGCCGACAATGCAACAGGCACATCTGGCTTTAGTTTGAACCCTCGCAACAAAAGCTATTACGGCCTTCTCAACAACAGCACGGCCAATGGAAGCCCCAATCCTGCCGATTACACATGGTACGAAGGCAACTTTGGCACTGAAAATTATTTGTTGATTTCAAATCGCTCAAACCGAAAATTTAGTTTTGCCGTAGGTGAGGCTGGGTTTGCAAACTTGGGTGGAGCCTTTGTTCCTTCTGAAACTTCCATCTATGACTCTTCTGTTTGGGGCGCTCTGGAGGACGGGCAGAACTACATCGACCTTGACGCAAGAACAGGTCAATTGACTAAAGCCGGGACAACCGCAGTAAGTTCTGCTGACGGCCTATTGAGTGTTACAAACAACACCAACGGCTCCATGATTGTGTCATTGCAAAAGTTCTTGAATTTTGGCTCTGGCGTTTATTCAAAATCATTTAACGCATCAACCTTGACCATTGATATTTATGGTCGAGTGGTTGGCTTCACGGAATCGGACAACTTCTACTATTCTGAAAATGTTTTTAGCGCGACATCTGGACAGACATCTTTCTCGGTGACTCACATTGTCGGGAATATCCTTGTCTTCAGGAATGGCGTTTTGCTTGACGAGTCAGAATACACAGAGACATTAACAACAGTTGTGATGGGGACTGCTTGCGTAACAGGAGAAATTGTTGTCGTCATCAGCATGAACGCTGTTAGCACCAGCCAATACTATGAGGTGCTGGGCACAACCATTTCATCAAGCGCGTCCAACTCCATTGTTTACGGCGATCCTACTGACCAAATTATTGCTGTAGGCGATGTTTTGTGCTTCGCCGCAAGCCAGCCTGCTTCGGCAGACACGCCAACTACATTCACGGTTCAATCTGTCAACACATCGACCAACACCATTACTTTTACAACATCAATTTCTGGCGCAACCACTGGATTTGGCGTGTTCAGAAAACGTGCTGCTGGAGCCTCATACCGACCATTTAGCCGATATACAGTTGACCTAACAAACGCTTCTACATATGCACCAACAGACTTCACCATAAGAAACGGTTTTGAATCGGTTTATGTGAATGGCTCTCAGTTCAACGAAGTTGATTACGATGTTTCTGGGAACTCCCTGACTTCATTCCCTTCAAGTGTTACTGGGAAAATGACTGTCATCATGTATTCCGAAAACAACCTTGGCATCCCGGCATCAAATGTGACCAACACCGTTGCCTATTCTGTTGACGGCGCTTTGACCTACATTTTTGCAAGCAATCCGCTGGCGATGGAAATTTATGCAAACGGCGCACTCTTGACCAAGGGGGCGAGCTATGACTACACTGCAAGTAGTTCAAACTATAATTTGACAGCGGCTTTCACCAACAATTTCACGCTTTTAAACCAGCAAACTTTTGCTCGGGCTGGCGCAGCATAAGGACACAACATGACTCAAGCATTCAATCTTTCGCAGCTTGCAAACAACCTCAATACATCTGGTCAGCTTGACGCAACTGATGGCTTGGTGAACTCGGTTCCAATTGCCAATGGAGGCACTGGAGCTTCGTCTGTTGCCGCTGCTGTTGCAAATCTCTCGGCTTCTATCTACCCGGTTGGTTCAATTTATATCAACGCCGGAGTCACCACAAACCCTGCATCGCTGTTGGGTTTTGGTACTTGGGTAGCTTTTGGTGCTGGCCGCGTTTTGGTTGGTTTAAACACAAGTGATTCTGCGTTTGACACATTGCAAGAAACTGGCGGTAGCAAGGACGCTATTGTTGTTAGCCACACCCACACTGCGACAGTTACCGACC